AGCATAACGAGTCTTCATTACTTTACAAGCGGCTCTAATACCATTTACTGTAGTAGTCTTATTACCATCTGCGTCTACTTTTAGTTTAAGTTTTCGCATTGCAACAACAATACTTGAGGCATAGATAAAGCCTTGTCCACCACTGATCTTGTCATCTGGATCAAACATGTCCTGTGATGCATAAGTGTGGTTAGTAGCCATAAGTCCAACGTTATATTCACCGAACATATTGACCGTATTACGAACTAATGATGTTCGTGCTTTAGGCTTACGGCCCATATCACCTTTCATATCACCTTTTTGGAACTGATCAACATCTGTAGGTGTTAATAGCATACCAAGTGAATCAACTACAAACAATACTTTAGGACGTTCTTCGCTTTCTTTATCTGCATATTCCAGCTTATAGTCCTTCATAAAGTCTGATATTGTCTTAGCAACATCATCAATCATACTCATGTTTAGTTTAAGCAATTTGCTTTCGTCTGTGTCGACGTCCAATGCATGTAACCATGATTCGTCGAGTGCATTCTCACTATCAATTAAGATAACAAAGATGCCTTGATCTTGTGCCGCTTTAACAATATTGCCTGCGGCTATGTAGCTTTTTCCTGCTCCACTTTCACCAGCTAGTACAGTAACTTTACCTAGTGGGATACCTTTTTCAAAGTCTCCACTAATTAATTTATTAAGAGTAAAATTGCCTGTGGAGATCCAAGTGTCGGGATCATTAAACCCGACACTCAAACCTGGGACTGCTTTGGTGATACTTTTGCGGAATTTACTTACGTCAAAAGGTCTTGCCATATTAGTCGTCCTTTTCCATTGCATTTGCTTCTTTAATAACTTCAAGAAGAGTAGCTTCATCGTTAATAATTAGATTAACATTCTTATACTCATCTGCTTTATCACGACCACTTGCTTCAAATCTAAAGCCATTATCGTAGTTATAGATTGTATAAGATTCGTTGATCTTTTTAAGTTTGCTTAAATTAGCCATTTTTTATCTCCTTAATTTTCTTTACGTTGACGAATCATTGCTAAGATGTCCGCCGCACTAGTTGATGCATCGTCAGTCGTTGCCGGTGCAGGTGTTGTCGCTCCCATTTCTGCTGGTGTTGCCACTGGAGCAGGCGCCATCTCTGCCACTGGAGCAGGTGTTGGTGCTGGTGCTACTGGTGGTGCTACTGGAGCCGGTGCCACTGCAGGTGCTGGGGTTGAGGAAGTAGCCGCATTACGGTTACCAGGCGCCTCTACGCCATATGGACGATAGTAATCGGCAAACCTAGCAGGATCATACATTTGACCATCTACACTTGCTTCAAACATTTCGAAAATAATACCAACCTCTTCTGGTGTTGGCTTCTTAGGTAAGAAGTCATTAAGGTTAAACAACCCATTATTTGTGATTGCATCACGTTCCGGTTGATCCAATGAACGCTCTCTACGAGCCCAATTAGATGTTGAATAATCAGCATACTGGCCTTTAGTAGACTTCTGTACTCTAAAGTCTGTGCCTGCTTCATAATCAGTTGGAATTTCTGGGAAGTCTGGATCCATTAGTGCCTGACTAATGATCTTAAAGATCTGAGGACTAATAACGAATCTACGGATTGGATTTTCAGGAACTGAGTCTTCCTGTAGGTCGCTCTGTGTTACAAAGCCTTGGAAGATATAACTTCTCTTCTTCCAATACTTCCTAGCCATGTCTTCCATGCTTGGATCTTTAAACCAAGGACGGATCTCTGCATGTACTGGGCAACTATCTCCCCACATTTCAACACAAGGAACTTGTACTGTAACGGGTTTGTGTTGATCACCACCTACTACACCAGGGAATTCCATACGAATCATCTGACGTTCTTTCCAAAAGAACGTGTTAGTTTCGTCTGAGTCTGGGAGGAAACGCAATGTTGCGGAAGTGCCTTCTGGAATATTCCAGTGAGGGAAAATGGCGTTGTCGCCACCACCTGAGGAACGTGTTCCTGAGGATTTTGTTTCTTGTGCGAGTAATTTCGCACGGATTTCTGCCAAAGATGCCATGATATTTCTCCTATATTAGCCTCTATTAGTAGCGATACTTAATGTATCACTTTGTAAATGTAGCTCTTAACTACTTGTGCCTATACAGTATAGCGTTTATAGTACTTACTGTCAAGTACTTTTTTGAATTATTTTAAGATAAATTCTTTCTTAGTTCAAGAATTGCCTCTTCGTCTAATCCAATAGCACTTTCAACTGCTGGAGTTGCCTGTGCTTTTGCAGCCAAATAGTCAGTAATCTTTTTAACTACTCTACTGCTAAAACTATTTATATGATTTCCATCACCTGTTAGATCAGTAATAGCATTCCACAAATCATCGTTCTTGGATCGCTGTCCTAAGAATGATAGTAGTGAAGCCATTTTTGCCATCTCTCCAGATTGTCCTGAATATTTTTTAGGATTTTCATTGTCTGGATGCTCTGGATCATCTTCGCTATAGGTGATCTTCAAATCTGCTCCGCTATTAATAATGTCCACGACACGTTTAATAACTGCTTTTGTTTCTTTTTCTTTTCTTGTGTTTTCTGCTACAATACGTCCAACTTTTGAGAGTATTGAATTTAACTCTTCTGTCTTGAACGTATTGTAGAGGAATTTTTCTGTAACATCAACCTCATTAATTTCTTCTTTATTCTCTTGAACTTGAAAGTTGTTATAACCTCTGAGGGTTGACAAACTTTTAACTGTGTTTTTGTATTCACCTAATCGGTTACTAATTGTTTCTACAATATCACTGTTATCTTCGTTAACTAGATTATTTGACTTAACGTGCCTTACAAATTTGTTAAGTTCTGCGATCTCTTCACATAGACCGAGGATTGCTGTCCCCTTGTCATCATACGGAGTACCGCCTTCATTGACGTGCATCGCCATCGCTTTTGCTCCTGCCATATATCTATGGGGGAACGAAAATCTTTCACCTTGTGAGTTTTCAATAAAGAGTGCTTGAATGTTTCTACTACGGGCGCCACGTCTTTCTTCATCAATTCCTTGCTTATGCTTAATAACTAATTTTGCATTAGGGCTTTGGATATAACTTGTTTTCATGCTGCCGAATGGTTTGCTGAACCCTTCTTGTATGGTTCCTTCTTTAACACTCTGGTGTGCAAAGTCTTTTGGCGCAATTTCTTTATCGAATTTTCTCACAGTATACTCTCCTAGATTTTTGTGTGCCACTGATTTGACACTATCTAATAATTTCTTGTTGCCTGGAATATCGTATCCGGCTCCAGCTTGAACAACTATTTCATTTTTTGCTTCATCCTGTCTGAGGGTAATCATTAAGTCTTGATCGTAAGCATAAAAACGTGTGGCTTCTTCTGGATTAAGTGTTTTAATCCCTTCAGATGTAAAAAGTCTCACCTTGTAGTTTGATCCTTTTAGTATATTAAATATTTCATCTGCAATGTTAGTCACGAGTATTGTTCTCCTATAATAGTATTTATGCCTTTAGAGTTATAAGAAGCTCATTGGCATGGGTTCATCGTAGTCATCTTCATTCATTTCTGATAAGGCTTCAAAGGCATTATCATCATATTTTGTGATTTCTTGTGCCATTCTAACAACAAGTATAAGTGCCATTACTAGATCATCAGTTTCACCTTCTTTTGCTGAGAAACTTTGTCCTCTGGCTACAAATGTCTTTAACTCACGAAGTAGATTCTTACTGGCAATCTCTACTCTATCGCTCTCTACCCAATGCTTTAGTTTGGCACAGGCGGCAATTTTACTCTTATGTGTAGTAGTAAATCCCTTACGAACTCTGCCCATTCCTCTACGTCTAGGTTCTGTTAACATTGTTCCCACAAAATGCTCTTCACCGATCTCTTCTAGCATTACAAGAGCTGCTTCACCCAGAGTATTGTTTTCTATACTATAGTATACATTATCTTTATTAACACCTTCTTCTGCTAGGTAATTACCTATCTGTTGTAGTATGCGAAGTTGTTGTTGTACAGGTGTTTTGTTATGTTGCCACTCTGCTACTTGTTTCATACCCGGAAGTTCATATACTTGTATAGCCGCATTATCTCCACCAGTACCTAAACTAGGATCTAATCCAATTATATATATTGCTTCTTTTACTATTGGCTTATACCAACGTACTTGTCCTTGTTTAGCATATGGAGTTTTGCCTTCCATCATTGCTAGTCTAATACTATCCACAAGTGTCTCATCAAATGCTATAAACTCACAATTGTGTTCACGTCTAAATCGTTCTTCACCAATTTTACTCTGTTCCTCGTCTGCCCATTTTTGATCTCTGTCAGGATGTACTTCCCAATTAGCTAGAAAGTGTGCAAATCCATTCTTACCATGTGGAGTTTCATTACCAAAATCATCAATATTCTTCTGAGCTTCATTCCATATCTGTGCAAACTGATCATCATCTTGATTTGGTGTTGATGTAATAATACATTTACCACCTGTTGCTAGTGTAGGTGAAAGTGAAGTCCAGAACTCTTTAGCGATAGTAGGCCTAACGAATGCAAACTCGTCTAAGTATACAAGTGATATGGACAAACCACGTCCTGTATTATCTGTTGTTGCTTGTGCAATTATACGACTACCATTATCAAACTCTAAACTACCTTTATTATAAGCAGTTACGCCAGCTCTAATAAAGTCTGGCAACAATTCGTATGCGAAACGTATACGTTGCATGATCTCTTGAGCACCGCTATATTTGTGTGCCGCTATAAGAATAGTTTGATCTGGGTTAAACATTGCATACCATAACAAATAACCTGCGGCACAAGTTGATTTGCCTGTTTGTCGTGCTAACATGCTGATACTGTATCTATTGTTGTGATATGTATCTACTAGTCCAATTTGATAGTCATACAATGTAAACAACAGTCTTCCTTTAACAGGGTGCTGAATGTAACAATAGTTCAACATAAAGTGTTTGGGATCAGCCGCACACCTGGCAAGTTCAACCAATTGATCACTTGTGTATTCTTCTCTCTTATATGGACTTTTAGTTAGTTTAGTATCTACTGCCATTGGGCAACCTCCTCGTATATATTGTATGCATGTAACTGATGTGTAATAGCACAAGGATGAGCATTATCATTGGCATATATTCCGTTATCCATTTGTATTTTATGTATATCACTATTAAGTGGTGTTACTGTGTTGAATTGTAAGTTATCAGATAAACTTGGTTTGTCATATGTTAGATGATATAACTTAACACCAATACTTTTAGCATAGTAGTCTGCATGACTTATTCTTAAATTTACATCATAATCTGAATCAATGTCAGTATGTAGATTCTCATAATATGCTTGGGATTGTTTGTCTGTACGAAACGAATTAATCTGCTTTATTTCGTTATCTATTAGACACCATCTATTTGTTGATGTCCATTGTACAAATGCTGTATCGCCTTCTGTCATATGTGTGGTTACCAATCTATACCAAATCTGTTTATTACTAGCACCGCTTTCTCCCAAGTTAGCACACTCTAGATTCATATTGTTTGCTAGGAGTTGTGGCCAAGAATACATGCTTGGTCCTGCATTTGGATTTGTTTGCTTTAGTTCAAAATCCCATATATCATCTAATGCATCTCCTCTTGTCATACTACAACCAAATGCAAATAATTTCTTCATACTAGTATTTATCTGTTGGAAAGTCTGTTTTTTAAAAGACAAGAGTAGCGAACCATGTCTTTAAGGATAAACAGTAACCTTGACGCCTGTTCGCCTGTAACAGCGGGTCCTAAGCGTTACCTACATATTTATCTATTTTCTTTTGCATTGTCTTCGCCACATACAGAGCAAACGCCGGTAGCACCACCGCAACTCCCTTTTACACGTCGGCCTTTCAGGAGGCTTATACTCATCCCCGCCATAATGGCTAACAATAATACCAAACATAATATAAATGTCTCCCAAATCATTTTATAAATCGATTACTTTAAAGTCTGACTCTGCATTTGTTTTTTTAGGACTGTAGTTTTCTTCACCACCACTACAATGCTTAACACATCTAGCAAATGGTTCATTATCAAAACTATCCTCAATATAC